ACCTATTAAGGCATCTTTTTCTGTTGTTTCTTTCCAGATTTCTCTTAGATAGTGGAAGTCAGTGTAACTTGCTTGGATTGTTCCAATAAATGCAGCAGCTTTAACTCTTGAGTTTAAATCTTCTTGACTTTCAAGATCACTAACATTAACTTCACATAAGTTACAGAACTGATGAGGTCTTAATGCAATTTCACAACATGGATTAGTTCCCCAATCTTTATCATTACTAAGATAAATACCTGGTTCACCAGCGTTTGATAATTCAATTCTTTTCCATAGAGACATGAAGAAGTCTTTTGTAATTTTATGTCTTAAAAGTACTGCTGAGTTATTAGCTCTTCCTCTTTGCGGATTCTTTTCCCACCAATTACCTGATTTACAAGAAATCATTTCATTGTCAGTTGCTGAAAATAAACAAATCAAAGCTGCTCTACGAATACCACCTGCCAATACTGCATCTGCAATATGACAAACTATATCATGAACCTCTATAGAAGTTAATTTCACACCTTCTCCCTTATTAGAAAGAATACCTTTGATTTTCATAATGCACTCTTTAAGAGGCTGAGGTCCTGGGGCTTTACCACCTGATGTAATTAGCGCGGCTCCTTTTGGTCTAATGTCAGAGAAGTCAAATTTTACTTTTGACGCTCTTTTTTCACCAAGATATGATTTAATTAAAACTTTAATTGCATCTGACCAACCTTCAATTGAATCTCCAACAACAAACCTACGGCTTCTGTTTTCATAAGGTTTTAATACTCTAGGTATTGCATCTATGTGATGAGGTTGAACTGAGTAGCCTACACCACACCCTGATAATAATAAGAACATTGTTTCACTAAAAGAATCAATGTGATCTATTGGTAAGTATGCACAGTTGTATAATCTATTTGGTGATAACTCAATTGGTTTTCCAGAGAACTGTAATGATCTCATTGATGGTAGTATCTTTTTAGCATACACCATTTTATAATTATTATTTATTGCATCTTTTAAGTCAGGAAATTTCTTAATATGCATCTCTCTATTTCTATCCACCAGTTCAACCCAGGTCTCTCTCCTGTTTAGTTCCGGTACATACTTTGCGTACTTCATGTGGACTGTTAAGTCTGATAATATTTCTTTATCTACTCTCATTTTTATTGTTTTTTGTTTATTTATACTGCACTTTGAATTTGTTTAAGGGCACAAAAGCCGCACCTCCGTTAAGAGATACAGCTTGTATTAAGTTAATGAATTTTTATGAAACTAAAAAATTATGCTATCATATTTGCATAACTAAATGTGAAAAATATGAGACCAATCTCAACACCGTAGACTTTACGGTACTTGTCATCTTCACATAAAACTTCACAGTTTATTATTTTTAAGCCAAATAGAGTCTCAGTAGGTAAGAGTTCTAAACTTATTTTATTTTTAAATACTAGGGGATTTACTTTATTCATACGTGAATTTTTTGTATATTATTAATGTATACATTGCAAAGATAGCGAATATACCATTATATATATATAAATGTTAAGAAAATTAAGGGATATATTAAATTATTATGATTCTGAACCAATAGAAATATTGCTGGGTATTACCTGGCTAATTTTTTTTCCATTGATATGGTTATTTCAATTTGGCTTTCATGACATACTTGTCATTGTAAGCATTATGCTTGGAGCTTCACTGCTTAAAACATCTTGTGGAGCAACATTAAGTGTTAGAAAAACATTAGCATATGGTTCTTCTATTTTTTCTGTAATAGTTGTTTTATTGTTATTTTTAAATGATGGTATTGGTGTACCTTCTAATTGGCTTTGGTTCTTACCTATAATAATGTCTATAATGAATTTAACAACAGTTACCTCAAAGTATTATAGAAAACACAATAAAGACAATGGAAGAGTATAAAAGCCTTATCAACATAGGAGTAACAATGATTACTGTTTTATTTTCTGCAAGTGCATGGAGATTCTATGAAAAGAAAATAAAGTTAAGAACAGAAACAGAAACGTTAGATAGAACGGACCACAATATGTATAGAGATGATTTAAGAGAAAGAGTTAGAAGATTAGAGCAATTATTAGTTGATAGTACTCAAGAGAAAGATGTTATGCATCAACAAATATTAGATTTAACTAGAGAAGTAAGTACTTTACATGTTAAGGTTGATTTCTTAAGTAAAGAGAATGAAAGGCTTAAGAATAAGTAAATTAGGGCACTTGCTAAAGTGTAAATAAAGTTGTATATTGTAGTATAAATATAATTAAATTTAGAATTATGAGAAATGTATGTTTATTTGTAAGGTGGATTACCTTCAATAGAGTTTGTTTAGGTCAGTGTAGAGAAGAGATCTGCTCAACAGTAAAAAGATGCAAGTGTAAAGCTTGTACATGTAAATAATTATGAATTGGGGTTTAGAAATTGCTTTCCATTGGCCACATAATAGATTGGCAATAGGATGGGAATATATGTCTATAGATGAAGATCATGACTTTAGAACACTAAAGATTTACATGTTTTTTATAACCTTTACATTAGATTTTTAAGAATAGTATTATGAAAAAACAGGGATTAAAACAACAAAAATTAACAAAGCAAAGAGCAAAAATACTTTGCAAAAGAGCAGGTGGTGAATTAGATGACATCATGTATGGTTCTATGGTTGAAAAAATGAACAAAGGTGGAAATGCAAGAAGATTAGCAGCTAAGGCTGATGGTTCTGAAAGCATGCAAGAATATAAAATGGGAGGATGGACATCTTCTAGAAAAAAATAACTAATGAATATTTTAACTGACATATTAAGTTTATTTAAGCGTAGAAAGTTTGCTACTCATGCAAACCCTAATGACGTTATTGTATTAGGTATAAATGAAGAACCTGAAATGACAGGGATTGCTTCTCCTATTCCTTATAAGTCTGTTAAGCTAATTAAAGTAAAAGATTTTAAAATTGCTGCAGAACATTGTGCTCATGCTAATTCACCTATATTAAACCCTCCTGCGGGATTGGGTTATGTTTATCAAAAAACAGATATTGAACCTGTTACTGAAAAATGTACAGTATTTTTTAGATCTTTAAAATCTTTAAGTAGTAATTTAACATTTGCTACATCAACTGATGATAATTATGTTGAAGTATCTACAACAGGAGAGCCAAATACTGCAGCTAATGTAGGAACTGGTTTTGCTATATGGAAAGATAAAGTTGGTGAAACATTAAACTTTAGAACATTGGTTTCAGCAGGATCTATACATATAACTGAATCAACAGACGAAATTAGCCTTGACACTGTTGGGGCAACAGGTAATTTTACAACAGCTGATAGTAAAACAGTAACTGTTGTAAATGGACTTATAACATCAATAATATAAACAATAAATAAATAATAAATAAAATGAGTACACTTTTACAAGACATGTTAGGATTATTAAACAGAGGATCTGTTGTAAAACCTAAATCAGATGATTTTTTAGCAATTGGTAGAAAAGTAAAATCTGTAGGTAATATTAACACATCACCAATAATGAAGGATGAGTTAGTTAAAATTAAAGATATAATTTCACTTGTTCCAATACCAGCAGCTCCAGTTTTAATTTTTGAAAAAAATACAACAGGTGGCTCTAAGTCAACACAAAGAATTGGTGGTGGAAATGCTACAGGAAATGCTTCTACTATAAGTGGAGGTACTGGTAATACTGCAAGTGGTAACTACTCTACAATATGTGGTGGGGATACTAATAACACTGTTGGTCTTAATACTACTATTAGTGGAGGTGAATCTAATACTGCAACAGGTAGTCATTCTACTATTTGTGGGGGGTATAACAATAATACACTTGGTAATTATAGTTTTATTGGTAATGGTAAAAACAATTCTACAAACGGTAACAATTCTACAGTTGGAGGAGGTATTGGTAATAATGCAAGTACTACAAATAATACTGTAAGCGGTGGTGCTGGAAATACTGCAAGTGGAGCTGTCTCTACTATTGGTGGTGGTGAGAGTAATACTGCAAGTGGTACGTATTCTTCAATATTAGGTGGTATTGGTAATAATACAAGTACATTTGATCATGCAAATATTGTAGGTAGTAATATAACTGCAGATAGAGCAAATACTACATTTGTAGAGAACTTATCTATTAAAAGTATCCCAACATCAAGTGCAGGATTACCTGCAGGTTCAGTTTGGAGTAATGCTGGTGTTTTAACAATAGTATAGTAAATTAACGTTAGAGTCTATTTATTCTATGGCTGAAGGTAGGCATTTATAGAAATCACATACAAGCGAAAAAGATGGCAGATAAAATAAAAAAGAAGTTTAAGGATACCAAAGTTGGTAAATTCTTAATTAAAGTTGCTCCCGGAATATTAGACATTGCAGGTGATTTATTACCTGATGCTGGAGTATTAGGAATGGTTAGTAATCTTATAAAAAGCAATCCTGACATTTCTCCAGAAGATAAAAAAATAGCTGATACATTTATTCAAGAGATGTATGCTTTAGAAGTTGCTGACAGAGATTCTGCTAGAAAGAGAGAAGTTGAAATAGCAAAAACTAATAAGCAAGATTGGATGATGCTAGCAACTGGGTTAACTGGTTTGTTTTCTTTCATCTTTACTATATACGCTGTTGTGTATGTACCTAGTGTAAGAGAGAATGATCTTTTTGTACACTTAATGGGAATGATTGAAGGTGTAGTGATAAGTAATATATTTGCATACTACTACGGTACAAGTGCAGAAAATAGAAAATAAATATTATGAAAGATAAACTTTTAACAAATAAATTCATGGATGGTGGAGATGTATCTGGGTTTTACTCAGGTGCTCAATCTACTGATTCTGTTCCAGGACCTAAAGGTAAAAAAAGGAGAGCTAATAGAGCAAGAAGAAGAGCTAGAAGAAAATCTGGTGGAGCTAAATGGAAACCAGGTTGTGGTAGATAATAACTAAAATAAACATTATGAAAAATTCAAAGAAAGTATCTTTTCCTATACAAGGAAAAATGTTTAAAAAGGAAACAACAAACGGATATTATAATCCTACGTCAATTCCTGCTAAGATTCAAGCAAAGAAAAATGCAAAAGCTGTTGCAACAAGAATGAGAATGGCTGAAGCTGGGTTTCAAGCAAGACAAGTTTCAACTAGATCAAATGAACCTGTTCAATCAGAATCATTTAAAAAAGGAAAATAACTAAAATAGTGGGAGATGTTTTAATATCCCCCACTATTAATAGTTATTCTTTATTATTACATCATTCCTGGCATTCCGCCAGGCATTTCTGGCATGTCATCCATGCTTGGCTTTATATTAATTAAAGCACATTCAGTAGTAAGAATCATTCCAGCAACAGAAGCAGCATTTTCTAATGCAACTCTAGTTACTTTACACGGATCAATAATCCCTGCATCAAACATTTCAACATACGAATCATCCTTTGCATCATAACCTGTACCTGTTGGTCTAGATAATACACCTTCTAGTTTTACATCAGCACTAACACCTGCATTTTCACAGATAGTTTTGAATGGAGCTTCAATAGCTTTTTTAATAATACCTATACCAACACCTTCATCAACGGTAGGACTTACCAATCCTTCAAGTGCTTTACCAGCTCTAAGTAAAGCAACACCACCTCCAGAAACAACTCCTTCTTCAATAGCAGCTTTTGTTGCAGCAAGTGCATCATCAACTCTATCTTTTTTTTCTCTCATTTCAATTTCTGAAGCAGCACCTACATAAAGTACAGCAACACCTCCAGCTAATTTAGCTAAACGTTCTTTTAATATTTCAACTTCATAAGGGCTTCCGTTGATTTCAATTTGACCCTTAATTTCATTTATCCTAGCTTTAAGCATATCAGGATCACTTGAACCATTAACTATTGTAGTATTATCTCTTGTAACACTGATTGTTTCAGCTTTACCTAACGTACTTAAATCAATATCTTCAAGAGATGTTCCTCTTTCTTCAGATATAACTGTAGCGCCTGTTAATACAGCCAAGTCTTCAAGCATTGCTTTTCTTCTTTCTCCAAATCCTGGAGCTTTAACAGCAGCAATCTTTAATCCTCCTCTTAATTTGTTTACTACTAATGTAGCCAAGGCTTCTCCGTCAACATCTTCTGCAACAATCAATAAAGCTTTACCTGTTTGAGCAACTGACTCCAAGATTGGTAGTAAGTCTTTCATTGTAGATATTTTTCTATCAATTAATAAAATGTATGCACTTGTTAAGTCAGCGCTCATCTTATCTGGGTTTGTTACAAAGTATGGTGATAAGTAACCTCTATCAAATTGCATTCCTTCTGCAATGTCAACATAAGTTTCCATTCCTTTAGCCTCTTCTACAGTAATAACACCTTCTTTTCCCACCTTATCAAAGGCATGTGTAATCAAGTCTCCTATGGCAAAATCATTGTTTGCTGATATAGAAGCAACTTGTCTGACTTTTTTTAATGAGTCACCTACCTCAATAGATTGTATTTTCAATTGTTCAATAATAACTGAGACAGCTTTATCAATTCCTCTTTTTAAATCCATTGGGTTTGCACCTGCAGCAACATTCTTTAAACCTTCGTTCATAATTGCCTGTGCAAGTACTGTTGCTGTTGTTGTACCATCTCCAGCTAAATCATTTGTTTTGCTAGCAACTTCTTTAACCATTTGTGCACCCATATTCTCTAAGGGATCTTCTAGGTCAATTGCTTTTGCAACTGTTACACCATCTTTAGTTACTTGAGGAGCACCAAATAGTTTACCTATAACTACATTTCTACCTTTAGGTCCTAATGTTACTTTTACAGCATCTGCCAATGTGTCAACTCCTTTTTTTAAACCTTCTCTGGCTTCAGCATTAAATTTTATATTTTTCATTTTTTTGTTTTTTGTCCTTAACTGTAATACTTATACTTTCAATTAATAATAAATGAAAGAAGACCTGGGCTTTTAAACCCAGGTTGGTTGCCTTCATTCATTATACTTATTGAGTGTCAAAATATAAATAGCAAGTATTAGACCTATTATTTCTAGTATTACAACCAATTTTAGTTTACGTAAGAATCAAATTCTAGTTGAAGACGTGACATACCCTCATCAATTTCAATTTCTCCATTATTTTCTTTCATAACATTTGTGATATCTTCATCAATTTCAATTGTAGGTACACTTCTAGTAAGTATATCTTTAATATCATTAACATCAAATGAATCATCAAATTCTATTTTAAATTTAGAAAAGTCAATATCCCCATTTATACTTGAAGGAAGCGCGCTTGTGCTTTCTGCTATCATAAAATCATGAAAGTCTTGACTATCCTGCATCCAATCTCTTGGAGGTGAAACCTTTAATGAATGAGTTACGTGGTTATAAAATGCCCATGCGTTTTCATCATTGCAATTATAATCATATGATGGTTTGTTCATTTCTTTCTTTACAATTGATACTTGTGTAGATGTGATAAGATCATCATCTGCAAATAACCTTCCTAAAAGTTCAGATTGCTGACGTTTAGTTAAAGTTGTATTTCTCAATGTATCTCTATCTTTTAATATACGCGTATAATGTTTTTCACCATTTTTAATCTGGTTACTAAGTTGTACGGTCATGTCATGGTTTGCAGATCCAGAATGTTTTCTTTTGAAATTCATCATGTCTCCACACATCATTCCATTATCACATACCATAACGTATGCTCCAATAGCGCATTGGAATCTTGTACTCTTGTCATAAGAGTTTGTCCAGGCAAACATCATTCCTAGTTCTTTCTCATCATTGATTGTATCATTTTGAGACTGAGTAGGATAAATATGATATATGCCTTGGGCTACCTTGGCATTCATGTTTGCTCTATATATTTCTTTACGAATAGTGAATCCACTACTCTCCAATAAATTTTTTGTGTTATCTATCACTTCTTTATGTGATATAACTGTATAACTTTTACCGTGTACTGGTAAAGGTGTATTTTCTAAATAATCTTTTGTTACGTCTGTTGCTTTTTTATAGCTCATAGTTTAAACTTTTAATATGTAAAGGTACTAAATTTTAATGGTTTACTTGTACTTAGACTATATCTTTTACAAATACTCCGTTAATTATCCTACCTGTTCTTTTGCTTATTACATTATAAGCGGACTCTAAACAAGATTCAAGAGAAATATTCTGCATCTTTGCTTGGATTATTAATGTTACCATTATATCTCCTATTGCATCAATAGTTTCTACTCTATCTTTGTTTTGGATTGCTGTACATAATTCTGTACATTCTTCCATTGTTTTTAAGGCTTGTGCCATGGGACTGGCTTTAGCCATAATCCCTTTTTCATGTGCCCATTCTTCAACGGCACATTCTAATTCAAAATAATCCATTTTGTTACTCATTTTTAATCCTATTTAATATCATTGCTTTTTTAATAAGCAAGTAAATCATATTATCATTGAACTTTTCATTGACTTTATATTTAGAGGGTAATATACCAGAATCTAGATCATTAGTCATATCATTTATAGACACTTCATGTTTTAATAGAAAACCATCTAAGACTTTCTCAGGTGTAGTACCTTTCACTATGGCACCTTGATTGAAGCTATGATATACATCATTATTTCTCACATACTCTTTACCCTTTGCAAGAAGTAAATCTTTTAGTTCATCCAATGTATTATTGATTACTTTAAAAAAGTCTTCATTTATTTGATCTTGTTTAGAGATCTCTACTGTTGTGCATTTTTCCATTTCTAGTTTGTTGCTAATAGTTCTAACACCTCAATAAGAGATTCATGACGGTGATTATCTTGTAGTATCACTTTATTCACATACCTAGAACCAACTATCTTTGCAACTTCATGTATTGCTGAATAGTTTCTATCCTTTAAATCTATCTGTTGATTATCACCACATAGTATCATTATAGATTTCTTTCCAAGTCTACCTAGAACCATTGCTAATTGGGATCTAGTAAGGTTTTGAAATTCATCTACAATTACTATAGAGTTATCAAACGTTCTTCCACGGAAATGTGCTAAAGAAACTAATTCAATATCCTCATTGCTTTCCATTCTTTCTAATATAGGTGGTTTATTATAAACCTTTCTCATATTAGATCTAATTGGAACAAGCCATGGCTCCATCTTTTCTTTCTCTGATCCCGGTAGGAATCCATTATCTTCTGTGGATACAGTTGGCCTACTAATAATTATCTTGTTGAACTTTCTTTTGAAAAACATATCTAATGCTATCTGCACAGCAAGAAGTGTTTTACCACTCCCTGCTTTACCAATCACAAAATTGAATGGGTGCAATAGTATTTCAGATTTAGCTTTCTTTTGTTCTTCAGATAAGGTTATTGTAAACTTAACTGCACCCTTTGGGATTTTTTTCTCTATGTTTTCTGTCATGTCTAAAAAAGTGTTAATTGATTTGATGATACATTTATTATTCCATTTATTTCATTTTCAATAGCATCAAGGTAGTACTTTTTATCAATATTATACTCTTCCCATTTGGGCTTTAGCTTCATATCGTTAAAGACTACCTGTAACCATCTTCCTGCCTCAAGTTGAATTTCTCTTTGGTCTTCTTTATTAACTTTAATCATTTTTACTCCAGACTTAGATATATAATATCTATTGATCTTTTGTAAGTCTTCTTGTTCATAAGATCCGTCCTTAACTTGGCGCGCAACTTGTTTCCATGAACCTTTAGATTTACTTCCAATACAATAATCAAGTATATTTCTATTTGTCTCTATGTACTCTTCAGGGAGTGTATTGTTAACAAAGTATTCATAAAGAGCCTTTGGTATAACCAACTTAGACTTATTTTTATGTAATTGTAAATCATGAAAATCAAATCTACCTTTAAGCTTTACTGGAGCAAAACTAAACTTGTTATTATCCACCTTAAATAAATAATGAGGGTTAGCTTGTTTAATCTCTCTCCATTTTGTAATGTCAACTTCTACAAAGGTATTAATTCCAATATAGTTATTGACATCTGCTAAAATCATTTTCTGATATTCATCATGCTCAAGGTTTAAACTTGTTAGGTCTTCCCATTCTTTGCATATCTCCATGTACTCATCTTTATACTCAATAGGGATGACTGTCTCAACACCATCTGTGTTCTGTAATAATGGAATTGCACCAGGTATTCTTTCCATAATTTGCTCATAGAGCATCATTAGGCTAAGTTGACCATTAATGGTAATCCTCATACATAACTCTGGATCATAGAAGAAGCTGTTTACATCATTGCTAAGGCCAAAAGTAGAATTAAGTATAATCTTATACACATAGTTCATTGGATTGCTCTTAGGTATCTTCTTACGTTCTTCAAAAAACCATTCATATTGATTGCAGAATTCATCTACAGGGAAGTGACCCGGAGACCACTTATTCTTTATGGCTAAATTTGGGTAAAAACTTGTAACATCTGAAGACATTATCATCATTCCCTCATCTGGTTCATAAACACCTTTGCTGGCAGCTCCATGTACTCCACCTAAACCAAAATGTGTATTTACACCTTTGTATAGAATGTTGTATTTAAAACTACCTTTAAGATTCATTGCATCTACTTCTATGGCTTTAAACCTATCTAATAGTGCGTTAAACTCAGGAGATGTAAATGAAATATATGGTAATATTATATCTTTAACTTTAATAACATCCCTATAGGTTCTCATCTGTTTGAGATCTCTCTTTGGTATATTAAGTTTTTTAGTTAAATAGTATCCAAATATTTCTTTACTTATTCTTGGTTCTGAAGCACTATATAGGTCAACCCCGTATTCTTTAGTAAGTTCTTTTCTTAATTTTATCTGTGATTTTGACCTATTAAATATTTCTTTAGTTGATTTTACATCATTAAAGCAATACTTTAGAATTAGGTCAACCTCTTCTTGTGTGTGGATATCTTTATCATGTGGAATAGGCATATCAATAATATTTTGCCAATCCATGCTGTACTGTATCCATTTTAAACTAGAACGTTTAGCTGCGTTATCCCAGTGATTCATTTTAAATAGATCAATCTGACCCATCTTCATTTCCCACTGAGGATAATCACTAAACTCTCTATTATTAGATTTCATGATACATTTTTGAGCATACTTGTAAATTATTCTTGCTACCTCACAACCACTAAAGTCTTTCCATAAAAAGTGGTTGTCTAATATATAATGAGTGACCTGTGCATCAAATGCTAACCCATTGTAGGATATATGCCACTCTTTGTTTTTTATGTTGCCTTCTAAGAAACTAATAAACTCTGGTAAATCATTCTGTAGATCATGAATAACAAATACTTCAGTTTCCTGAGTCTTGTAATGTTCAAATACTCCACAGAAAAAATTTGACAATGTTTCATAGTCCATTACCCAATGCTTCATATATTTTATTTATTTAGTATAGCCAAAAAAAGGTGCATTTTACTGCACCCTTCTTTATAAAAGACTCACCTTGGGACGCTGTTCTAATGGGTAGCGCGGTGAGTACTGTCATTTTGTTTAACCTGGTACTATAAGTTTAGAGACTTTTGCCTCTTTAGTGTTAACAAAGAAAGATTTAAAATCAAAATGTTCTGCATTTACTGCAAACATATGAATAAACGTTTCAATATCTCCCATATCACTCAAATAGAATTCAGAGAAAGTATCTACTAATCTTCTTTCTTCTTTAACTGTTTTACCAGTTTGAGGGTTTGGGTTCTTTAATTTCATTGGTTGACCTTCGTCATCAAGTTTTGCAACCATGTGGTATGATTGTTTCATTACTTTACTAATTACAGCTAAGATGCTTGACGAAGGGTCAAACATAGCTTCCACATATGGTGAGTCAGAACTCACTGGTATTAATGTAAATGATTTTGCGTTTCTGAAGCTAGAATTAACTAACATCATGTTTTGTCCAATTTGTTGTGACATATTTATTTATTTTATTTTTCCAAATATATGGAGTTATTATCTAATAAGCAATTTAATGCATCATTATTTTTGCTAAAGGTTTCTTTTTCAATGTTGAGTATGCTACATACTTCATAAACTTCTTCTATAAGTTCAATATCTACAGCAAAGAATTTTGCGTAGTCTTCATGTGCAAATTCTGGAGATAGAAATCCATGAACAAAGTCTGACATACTCCCTGAAGAGATGAAGAAATCTAAGATGGCTAACTTAGAATCTAAACTAAACTTGGAGTATGCACCTTCTATAAATCTATTGTAATCTGACTTATACTTAGTAAGGTCAAATACAAATAGATGATGGTTTTCACCTAGGTAAACATGTTTATGGAAATTCTTGTGATTATTTAAATATCTATCACAGAATATCTTAAACGAGCCATCAGGCTTTGCATGGTATTCACATATAAGTTTGTAATCACCAAAAGCATAAATGTCATCTATACATACATATGTTTGTATAGGGACATATTTTATACCCTTTTTTAAATTCAACAGTGGATAAAGAAATACTTTGCTTTTCTGAAAGTAATCTGTATAAACCGCCTTCATATTACAGTTCTACAGACCCAGTAAGAAATTCATAAGGTAGTTCATAGTTTTTTTCAGAATAGTGATATCCTGCTACTTTAACTACACCTTCAAAACCGTTAGCCCAATTTGATAAGGTTTCACTAGTAACGTTAAACACATAAACTTGTTTATAAGTATCAATAACAACAAACTTAAATTTTATTGTATAGTCATCTGCTTTTTCACCAAGTGTGTCATAAACTAACTTACAATATATAGCAGCCTGCAACCAATAGTTATAAAAGTCTATTGTTTCTTTAAAGTTTGATATAGTCTTGCTGGTAGTTTTGAGGTCGCAAATTGAGACCTCAAGTTTATCATGGTCAATTCTATAAAAATCTATATAGCCGTGTAAACCAAAAGGATGATCTGTTAATTCAGATTTTAAATATCTTTCAGCATGTGTTTCAATTGGATCCAACTCAAAGTCTGTCTCCTGTTCTTTAAACAGGTCCATAACATCTTTGTTCTGTTTAAGTGTTTCCACTTTATCTAAACATTTATTCATGGTATCATGATCTACAACATCAACGTTTGTATTACTTAAGAAACTCCAGTATGGTTCATTATCCTCAGTAATAACCTTTTTTAATCTTTGCTCATCTGTTTTAAGAGATTGAAAAAGATTTAAAGTTTTTAATGATTCAAGAGCCTGCTCTGAACAATCAGCTAATGATTCTGCATCAGTAGAAAGGGACATATCTTTCATTACTTTTTTGATATTATCACTTGGTGCTCTACCAGGGACAAGATTGAATTTCTCCAATACCTTTTCTGGTTCAAACAATAAGCAATGCACAAGCTTACCTTCTACAAGGTGTTTATCTGTTCTAACTTCACGGTCAAACAGTATATAGTCCTTATAAAATAGGGACGGTGAGAATAATAATTTGTTTAAGGAAGAGTAACTAAAGTGAAACCCTTCCTTTGCATAAAATGCATTTTCTTTTTCTATATTTCTAATCATTTATTAAATTTTTAGTTAATGTTTCTTTTAATTTTAAATCATCTAATTTAACGTTAAATACTGAAGCGCTATCACCAACAATTTCACATAAAACCTGATCATACAATTTCTTTCTTGTTCTATTTAATGCAAATTCAGTTAATTTTTTATCCTTTATTAATAGATTAATATAATGGTTATATGACCATATTGAATTTGTTTGATGATGGCCGTCATAATCTTTCATTCTGTTTCTTAGTGCTTTAACATTTACACTATTCCAGTTATTAGTATCTCTAATCCAGCTATTACACCAGTAAAAGATACCTGATACTACATCAAATGATTTTTCAACATTACAGTTTGCTAGCATTTCTAAAGCAAGTGTTCTATTATCTCTATCATTATTGGTTATCATTTTACGTATACCTTCATACTCAACGTTATCAATCACAGCTAATTCTCCATCAATTATTGATATAATATCAGTGTCATAAACTGCAGTTGCTTTAATACTTTTAAGGTTTATAAAGTCTTTGACATTTTTCTCTGAAATATACATGTCTTTAGTACATGTAACTTCTTCATTCCCCCATACTTCAGACATCTTAGATATGAAAGAATGTAATTGTCCAGATTGAGTATTATGATAATGATATTTATTTTCAATCTTAATCATTGAATCAGGACCAGTAATGCTAAGTATATTTTTAATAGCAGTCACTGCACATTCAGTTAAATGACCTTCATCTTTCATTGATTTAATAAGATCAAAAAAGTATTTAAAACTTGAAGATGTACTCCAGTTATACTCAACTATATGTTCCATCAATTTATTTGAAACTACATGTATGTCTGCTTTTTCAGGATCTCTAATAACCTTAACGTTATACTTTTCTTTAAGTAAATCCACCTTTTGTCTAGGTAAATCTAACTTTGGAAACCTGTATATTTTTTTATCTTGTATGTTAAATGTATCAGAAGGTTTAAAGTCTATTCCTAAACTCATCTTATCTACCATTGTAAGGTGATAGTTATCTGTGTATCCTACCCAATAATCATACTCTTTAAGAATAAAGGCGGAACCTTTTAATCTACACTTACCATTTATAATTTCAATATTATCATGAGATTGATCCCATGATACTGTGTATCTCTTTTTCATAATTTTATGTTTTTTTTAACAAATACTTCTGGTATTCTTTTTTAACAGAAACTTTAAATACATAAAGATCTCTATTATTTATAGTTATTTCTCTTCTAACTGTTGGTTCTAAATATCTAAATGATGCTTTATCTAGCAAGTCTCTATCTTCTAACCAAAGTATCATATCTTGAGCAGATTTTCTTGAAAATTCCTTAAAGCATGATTCTTTCATCCAATACTGGATATCTTTATCTCTTCTAAAAGTATACATGTATCCTTCAACGTTTTGTGCAAATTGCCATAAAAGATGATAATTAGCTGTATAGTTTATAGTAGGAATTACTTTAGAAGCAATAGCTACACTATCATCATCATAAGACTTTATTTGCCTTGTTAGATCTTCTAGAAGCTCTTCATCCATAACCATTTTATTAGCAGAGCTACATAATACAGTTTCTGGATCTACTACAGATACATCAGTTGTTTCAATTAGATAAGCTAAGTTTAATGCCATTCCTGTAATTAACCATTCATCATAAAGTGATGAAGCAATATCCATATTGTAATATCTAATGTTATCAGTTACTTTTGATGTAATTAATACTGGATTTTTTGAATTAACAATTAAAGAACCCATAACAGACTGACTTGAACTTCCTGTTGTTGCTTCATAATTCCAAAGCTTACTTAACATTATAGAGCTCATGATGTTTTCACCATTTTCAAATTTTCTACTTATATCATTATGACCTATAATAAGGTCTGCTACTGTGTAGTCATTTGTTACTGTTATTCCATGCTCTTTTAGAGCTGCTTTTAATCTATCTTGTGATACTTCACATTTTGGAAGGATGAAAGCTTTCTTTTTATTTATAAAGGTAGTCCCTGTTTCAGTTGGAACTGATAAGGAATTTTCTATTTTTTCATAAGTTGTTTTATCTTGAGTACATAATACATCTTCTATTATAGAACCAACAACAACCCCATACATTGGAGCTGCTGTTAGATCATAATAGGTTAATGCATCAGTATCAAAATCTTGATATACTGATTTATTTGCCATAGTTTTTAAATTTTATTTCATTGTCATTTTGATAATCTCAGGAACCATCATTAATTTATTAAACTTTTGTTTATTTCCACTAAAGATTGTTCTAACAACTAAATATTTAAGATCATTTGTGAAGTAATCTTTAGTACAAAGTGCTTTTAATCTATCAGTAATCTTCTGACTAACTGTGTTTTCTTTAGAGTACACCACTGAATAATTAGCTAAACGTGTTGCTAAAGTAGCAGCAATGTCAGCACGGTATGTATCATCTTTACCAATGCAACCTCTAAGCTCACCTAAAATATATGATTCACTTTCATGAGTTAATAAATCTTTTGGTGAAACTAACTTATCAAGTTTGTTATTAATAAATGTAGTAAACATAGAAGCAAATGAATCTCCAACCGATCCTTCACCAATCATTTGAATTAATGATAAGTTCTCTTCAAAACTATCAAAACTTGAGATTGAATTAAAGAACGTTGTTATTGATCTTGCATTAGTTTCCTGTGTTACAAGCTCCGGATGAAGTAATAAGAAGTTAATACATCTAGTATCAATTCCTGCTGACTCTGCCCATTCTGCCCAGATGTTTACATCAAACTTAAGATTAGCAGTTACATATCTAGTTTTCTGTGCACTATCTACACTGTTAACCATATAGTCTCCGTTATCTGGATTTGCTGTTAAAATGATATGCCAATCTTTTGGTAATTTCCATGAGATATAAGTCTGACGGTCAATTAATTCCATCACTGCTTGAATAAATCTTGTATCAGCTCTATTCCAATCATCTAATAATAAGATTCCTCCATCTTTTGCATCTGCAATCCATTCTGGTGGACAATATGACATTCTGTTCTTACCTGACATTTTATATCCGTTCTTTAGATACTCCTGTACTGCAAGTTCATCAACCCATAAACCAACTTTTTTGGTCTTTGTTATTGGCATTGCTGCCAAGTTTGATGAGGCAGCTGTTCTTTGTGCTGCTGTATAGTTTATGTCATTTGTTTTTGTTGAAACTTTTGTCTCTTTATACATTTGGAATTGTCTAACTGGGAAACCTACTAAATCTCCAAGTTCTTCAATTTGTGCTAAGTTTAACTTCACAAAGTTTAACTTATTTTCTTCAGCTAATTCAACAATTGTAGATGTTTTACCAATTCCTGATTCACCAACTACTTCTACTGATACAGGGCTTTTACCTGATTCCTGTAAGTATCTGTTGTTCTTAATGATGTGGTTTACAAAACCTTTTAATTCTGTTACGTTTAAATTTACTTGTGCCATTTTCTTTTATTTTTTAATTAATTTTTATTTATAATTCTGCAGTAAAACTACAATCTCCTTTATCTTTAATACATTTTAGTATTTTCCTTCCTATTCTATAATCATTATATTCAGGTTGTTGAATATCATCTAAAGGGGGTAAGCCACCTAGCTTTATATATTCTGAAAAAGACAATTTACTGTCATCTTCATCCTCATGCAGATCATAATATGCTTTTAATGCAGTCTTATGTTCTCCAAACTCATCTTCAATAATAGATAATTCAGATTCAAGACCTGGTAAATTAGTTTCATCATAATAATAATCTATATATCCTGGTTCTTGACCTGTTACACCAAACCTATCAGCAGCAGTACTACTTTGAGATGCAAAGACAAACTTGCCTTCAATATCTCCTTCATAATAACGTCCCATAACTAATTAAGTTTAATTACTTGACCTGGTAAGTCATTATTCATAGTAGAAATACTACTTAATACCCATAAAGTATTTGCAGGGCAATTCTCTGGTGCATATGCCTCACCATCAGTTAAATAGATAAGTGCCGTGTATGTCCCTTTATTTTCATTGAAATGATCAATTACTGGTTGAAATGATGTTCCACCTCTACCAACTATTTCCCAATCTTTTTTTGAATTAAAGTCTTCCACTTTACCTAATCTTGTATCACACTGTGCTATTGTAATATGATGCCCTGTTTTAGACATATGATGTAACTCATTGAAAAATTCTTTAAGTTCATCATTATTTACTGAAGCAGATGTATCAACACCAACAAGTATTCTATTCTTAAATTTAATCTTAAGCCCTGGATTCTCAGCGTAACGTTTATTGTACTTACGTCTTAGCTTTCTAGTATATACTACACTAGAATTACCTACAAATCTTCTTAGATACTGTTTCCAATCAAATTTAGCAGGTTCAACATGAAATAATCTGTCAATCAACTCTTTACATTCACCAGGTATAGTACCTTGCTTTTTCATAGTTGTTTCAGCAGCATCTTTCAATTGATGTTCCACTTGCTTTTGCATTAACTTTTTATCTGGTTCAGATAAATCATCAAAGTCTGACCATGTTGAATGGTCATATTCTGTCTCTCCGTTCATTTCATCCATTAGGCTGTCTAATGAAGGACATGTTCCGTCTTCCTCTGCTTGTTCTAAAAGATTATAATAAACTTTTGTTCCTGCCTTTTTAGGTAGATTTAATTCAGGAAAGCTTGATAGTAATAAACCACCTTCTGGTAACTTGTCACTGTCTATATATTGATTTATCTCCAAATCTGCTGCTATATTAAATAGCTTGTGATCTGAATACAAATCTCTCATTATTAAATGTCCAAATGCAATATGCAACAGTTCATGTTTAATTAATCCTACCCTGTGGGGTATGGTTAAATTTGTATAGAACTCTGGATTTATAGTTAACTGCATACCAATACCTTGCTTACTAACACCTGCTGTAGGAATTTTGTCAGTGAACTGCTTATTGATACCAATTAAAAAGAGCCCGTAAAAGGGCTCGTCTAAAATTAATTCTTTAGTTGTCTTAGCAACTAAATCTTGTATGTTATTCATATTCTATCCTTTCTCAATTATTTTATTTATGATTGATTTTACAGTATACCAGTATTTTGCACCTGATGACATTATTAATTCATCTACACATAGTAGTGCAACTTCAGGTGTTCCAAACTTTTCTATTAATTCTAATGCTCTCTCTTCTGGTGGCGTTCTCATAACTTATTAATCTTTTAATATTTCTATCCAAACTCCTGGATTTTCTTTATCATATGTATATTGGTCAAATACTGGTATAATAAACTCTGCGTTATCATCTTCTATCCAACCTGCTTTAACCATATCATCCTGTACTGTTTGTGCAGGGTTTATATAATCAAACTTATGACGTGTACCTCTAATAAATTCAAAAGATATCTTTGCTGGTAATGTATGCTTAGCTAACTCAGCTTTAAATTCTTCTGCATATTCTTCATAATACTCTTTAGTAGCTTTCCTATATGTCATTACAGTTTTACTTGCTATAAAGTACTTTCCTGTCCATCTCCGTCCATTCTTAGATGACGGAACTGAATGTGGTATAAACCATCTCTTGTTTTTTTTCTTTGCCATATTATTTATTTAGTGTCTCTTTTAGTAATGGTTTTAAATGCTGGTGCACCTTATCAAATCCATGTTCTTTCATTGCATCTGATATATCCTTTGATATATCTAATACAAAACCATTTATTTTATAGGTGTCTTTATATAAAGCAACTGCTTTTTTTCCTGCACTATCATTATCAAAAAGAGTTATTACTTTCTTGTACTTCTTCTTTAGGTGCTCTATGATGTGTGGTTTAATTGAAACGTTTTCACTATCAGGAGCAACTACTTCTATATTATAACCCATGCTTCTTAGGCAAAGAGCATCTTTTAATGATGAGCATATTACCAGATAAGGTTTATCAAACTTTAATTGGTCATATCCTTGAAGATGTTGCTTTACTTTATGAAACTTATGAGCTTTACTTCTTGGTTGATATATTTTATATACGTCACCTTCTTTATCAAAATAACCATAAAGAGAATCATTTTCAATCTTCATCAATTTGGTTCCACTATCTTCTTCTTTAATGATGTTATAATATTCAATAGGTTTAACATTAAACTCTGATAGTATATTCATTCCAATTCTAAATGATAACCAATACATGCTATCACTAGTGTTCCAGAGTCTTGTTTTAACAAAATCCACCTTCCACTTTGCTGAAGGAACAAAATCTACTTCTTTAAATCCATCAGTTTTAATATACTTATTATAATCTTTAACAATTTTAATTGCTGCAGGTATATATTCTAAGTTGAATAATAACTTCACTAAATCTACTTTATTACCATTCTTTCCTGATGAAAAATCTTTAAACTTATATTGATTGATTCTTTTATCAACATAAATGCAAAAACTTGGTGTTTTTTCCATTGGGTTGAACATTGATCTAAGTTTTACATCTTGTCCTGTTAATTGTTCAGGTAGATTTAGGTAATATTGAAACACCCAGTAGCTTGGTATATCTGTTTCATTTAGTACTAAATTTTTTGTATTAAACATAGGCTAAAATTAAATTTTAAAGGGGTCGAATACAACCCCTTTAAAATTCATGATTATAAACTATAAATCAAAATCATCACCTACAATTTTTGAAGGCTCAAAATGATTTAAAGTTGGTTCATTTTTTTTGATAGTTGGTCTGTAATGATTCTTGTTACCAGTATCATATACTAATAATTTAGAATTTACAACATCAATAGCCTCAATTGGGATAGACCCTTTAGCCATCTTTGGTAAGAATAGATCATTATTTACATAACCATCTTTGTTTTCCCACTCACGAGTTCCAAAACACATATTTAAATATGTATCTCCTGAAAAGATTTTGCTACATTTTAACATAAAGTCTTCAATAGTATTTGCTTGAACAGCATCTAACTCAGCTCTTTTGTTTAACTGAATTGATAATCCAATCATAGCTTTCATTACTTCAGTATCTCTACTAATTTCAGCACCGTTTGCCAATGTTGTATCTTTATATGGGTATGGAGCAAATCTTACTCTTCCTACTTGACCTGCATGACGGCCACCTTCTGGTTGATTTACATCTTTTAAGAATCCTTGGAATTCTCCTTCCATTGGTTCAGTCTCAACGTGTAACATTATATTGAATGCTTCTGCATCATATGGTGTTTTATCAAATGTAATTGAATTAATCTTTACTTTGTTATTTCCTGGTCCAATAACTGGTTTCTCTTTTCCGCTTCCGGCACTCATTCCGCTTGTACTTAACATAATCTTTGGTTTTTTATTAATTTATTAATTTATTTTACTCTTCATACTTTTTGATACAGTCCTTTACGTACTGTAGGTTGTTTGGAATGAAGAAATCTTCAAACATACCTTGTGGTGATTTACATGTGTTCTCTCCTGAGTTCTGAGTTTCAAAACCATATTCAAGTTCACCATCATCATTTTTATTTACTTTCCCAAATAACACTATGGAGAATAAGCCCTCCAAAGTTAATGTATTATCTATCATTTTACCAATAGTTTTGGCTTTTATTTTTCTATTTCCATTAATATCTGTTGAATCTTCTGAATGTGTTAGAAATATTACTGTTAAATCATCTCTTAAATCTTTAGGTATTTTAGCTACTGTAGCTAAGTTTGCTGCAATTTGAGTAAATTTATCATAACCTTTTTCATTTGCTCTATCAAAATATTCAAAAGAACTCATGTACTGCCAGTCATCTATTATAAGTGTTTTTATTGCAGGTCTTTTCTGATCTACATGATTTATTGCTTTAATAATACCAACTGCAGAAGATGCAGAAGCTAAGTTACCTTGAGGATTATCTTTACTAATTGGAGTGTAATTCTTTTTCCAACCTTTAAAAGGTAACGGTTTATTTGCAATGTTAATGATGAACGTTTCATCAGGGTTTAAATGTCTAATGGATGTTGATTTACCTGTACCGGAATCAGCTATCACAAGAATTGAATTTGCCATATTTATTTGTTTAACTTATTTATTATTTTACTTAGTGTTATTAGTGTTTGATTAATATCTTCCAGTTTGTTTACTATTAATGATTCTTCAGTTATATAACCGCTACTAACATCTGGATCTTTTAGGTCAAACAATGTTTGCTCTAAGTTTTCTGTAACTATATTTGATGTTGATAGTTTTACATTTCTAGATGCAGCATCACTTATTACTTTTAATTCACTAACTGGTACTATATGTCTAACATATCCTGAATTAGATGTTATCTCTTCATATTCAGATTTCCAATGTGGATTATGTTTAAGAAGATACAGTGTTCTTTTTATATCTTCACTATCATATGCTATACTTACAAACTCTGTGTAAATATCTTTTTCTTTTTCAAATTCACTTGGAAAAAATGACACATGTAATTCGTCCTTACCAGAGGGCCTGTAAGCCATCTTAGGAATATATACTATATCTTTATCATTTAGTGTGCTAAAGTAGTCAGAGTGATCCTCCATTAGTTCAGCAACCTTTCTTTTACGTTCTGTTGTTGTTATGCTTGCCATTATTTTTTATCTTCTTTCTTGTTGTGCTGGTGTTGCCATTTCTTCAATCTGCATCTGTTCAAATTTTGCTTTAAAGAAACTCATTCTTGCATCACCATTCCTGGCCTTCAGGAAATGTAACACTAA